GCGTGGATGACGCCGACGCTGACGGTGAAAGCGACACAGACACGTTGCTAACATCGACACGTCCCCAAACGGCACTTGAGCTAGTCCCTACATTTCTGTAGACATTAGATCCAGAGTCGTCTAGTTTATAAAAGATTGCGCCCTTTCTAAACCCCGTGTACCCAGTTGGGAGGTAGTTGCCTTCTGCTTCTACGATTGTAGTCCCGTCTTCATCATATCGCAGTACGTTATTGAGTTGGTAGGGGAGCCTTGCTGCTAGATAGGCAGCCTCGTAGGCCGTTCTCTTAGCGCTTGAAATAGCTAGTATTCGAGCAACCTCGATTCGGTCTTGTATTGGTAGTTGTTCTAGTAATTCAAATGTAGACATGTTTTTTTCTTAATTATGTTGATTTGGAAGGGTGGGTTGCCCCACCCCTCCGTCAACTACTCACCCTCAGCTTATGCGAAGGTGAAGTATCCCTCTGCGGCAAAGTGTCGTCGTGGGTCTGCTACTTTAGCTCCGTAGACGAACAGATCTTTGTAAGCAGTTCCGAAGTCTCCGATAAGATCTTCCTCCATACGAGCATCTAGTACTTTTTCAGCAAATGTCAGCCATGAAGGATGACCAGCGAGTACTCTGTATCCATCAGTGTTGTTACCAGTTAGTCTGTTGGATTTGAAGACCATGAATCCTTGGAGCATGGTGATGAATCCTTTTTTGACTAGCTCTTGATACACATCTGGGACATGTAGTGCTACTCCTGTAGCTCGCACCAGGTTATATTCAAACTCTGGAGGAACTATAAGGAATCTGCCTTCATCTGGTACTGATGAATACCCGTATGAAGGAGCCTGATCTAGCTTTAGCTTCAGGTCAGAAACTTTTTGAAGCAAGTTGCTAGTAGTCACCTGCACTGCTGTTGCGGCTTCAATGGTGTAGGTTGCGCCTGCTCCGATTGCTCCACCTGTGTAGGCTGATGTAGCATCATCAAGATCATCTTCGATGACGATTGATGTGGCGGATGAGAAGGTTTTGATTCTGTACCACTTTGAGTGACCGGTTGCTTTGAAGCCTCGACCTACCATTGCGGACGTAAAGGTTGTTCCAGAACCAGTGACTACTCCGGTTGTAACATCTACTGTTACTGTACCAGTTGTGTAGTTAGTACCGACACGGTTACCTGCTCCGACATCTCCGTAGAGACCGAAGACATAGGTGTCCATGTTTTTGCGTCTCTCAGAAGCAACTTGTGAAACGATGGTTGGATGAGGATTCTTGATATAAGAGAGCCAGTTATCAAGAGTCTTCTCTTTCCAATAGAATGACTTGTACTGATCTATGGTCAATACAGAGTTATTCTCTGTAAGGTTATCAGCGGTTAGTGCTGAGCCCGAGTAGGTCTTTTCAGCTACTCTATCGAAGTTTAGAATGTTTAATTTTGATCCCACAGCGTTGATCTCGCCTTCGTAGTCTGTGTTTGAAATCATACCGATAAGGTCTTTATCGTACATCTCAAGCATGACTTTCTGCGAGAAGCCCTGTGCGACAGTGTTCGCTCGTGCTGCCATATAAAAATAAGGTGAATTAGTAATAATAGATTCTATTACCAGTCTCCTTTGAAGAGGTTAGGAAGTTTCTTTACGTGAAGGATAGATAAGGGTTCTATATTATGTCAACAACCATTTCAAAGATTAGTGTCTATCCTCCCAGCCAACAGGTATTTTTTGTACTCCTTGTAGTCTGTCCTCATGAGCTTGTTTGCCTCCTCTAGAGTTATTTTGTCGCCTTTCGCTGATGGTTTCTCGTTAGGACCGCCCGTTCCTACCTCCATCATCTTACCCTTTTTCTTGGGTGCGGCGTTGCGCTCTATGCTGTGCAGAAAGGCCCCCACGAGTATGTCGAAGTTAGTTCCAATACCCTCCTTGCCTGTTGAGTACACTTTGAAGTCATCTTGCTTGCCCTCAAGCTCTGGGTACTCTATGAGCGTTTTGGGGTCGTCTAGGTATTGGTCCACTTTGATATTCCAATCCTCGATGTTTTTTGTGACTTGCGAAGCAGTGTGCAAGAGGTCGAACTTACGTTTATTGACTAGGTTTTCTCTAGCCAGCTTTTGTTCAACCTCGCTCATTATGTCCCACTCAGGGTATTCCCGAGTCATTTCCTCATCTGAGGGGGGAGCTATTGAGTTAGCTTCCTCTATAGCCTCTCTGACTTTTACGTTGTTTTTATAGAGTCTTTGCGCCTCTCTGGTGGACTCTACATATCGCTTCTTGTAGTCTTCTTGGGGCTTAGTTTCTTGCTCAGGCTCAGAGCCAACTCCATCTACTTCGTCGACTAGTTCTTCTTGCTGTGTCTCTATCTCTTCAGGTGAGTCTTCTAGGATATCTTCTTGGGGCTCTTCTGATTCTACTTGCGCATCTATGTCAGCTTGTGTCTGCTTTAGCTGCTCCTCTATCTCTTGTTGTTTTTGTGTTTTCATAATCCAGTCCCGCTACCGGGGTTAGGTAAATTGTAATGTTGTTATATTAGCGATCTACTGGGCCTAGTGCTGTACTGATGAAGCCCTCTAGCTCATTTCTCGTAACTCCGACTACTTTTTCTAGTCCAAGCTCTGCCGCCTGCGCTTGTAGTTGGCGATATGTCCTTCTCTCATCTCTTGTCGGCCCTTCGATATTCTCTTCTTTTACGCGCTCAGGCTTCTCGTTTAGTGCCCCTTTAAGTCTTTCAGCTTGCTCTGGCGTAAGGTATGACCTACGCGCTCGTAGTATTGCTTTATCCTGTGAAGTTAGGTCGTTAAGATCTTTAGACGCGATTGTTCTTAGTATTTCTGCGGCTTCTGGGTTCATAGTAGATATAGTATTAAGTTAATCTATTTTCTGTCAACATCTAGATTCCTGTCTTTATTCTACTGGACATACCAGACACTGCCTTCTCTAGTTGCTCTTTAGCATGTTCGGGACTTAGAAATATAGACTCAAGAAGTATGTAGTTTTTTAGTCTCGCTTTTAGGAGAATGTCTTGTTTTGTGTCGTGCTTACTCTCAACTAGCTCCCTCTCCACTATTGAGCGCATGCTAGATATGGCCCTTCTTATCGACTCGACTGTAACTTCGCCTTTTTGGACGGACTCGACCATAATAAAAAGCTCCTGCCTCTCGTCAGGGCGCAAGTCTTCAAATGTTAGTCCGTGTCTTCTTAGTATTTCGTCTATCATGCTTGTGGTGGTTGTGCCCCCATTATACCAGCTTGTGGCGTAGCCCCCATATCACCCGCCCCCATCATAGGCTGTGACTGGGACGCCATCATCTGTTGCATCTGGGTTTGATATTGCATCACCTCTGAAACTTCTTCTGGCGTGAGGTCTGCAAACTCGAGCAGCTTTCTTTGGTATATCTCCATAAGCTTAGGGTTCCCAGGAATGTTAGCTACTACCGCGTTTAGCTTCTCAATAGACTTGGTGTCCTGGGAGTTTTTTTCGTCTTGGGACCATATCCTTGTTGTATAGCCAGATTTGGTCATCCAGTCTTTAGGCGCAATTTCTCTAAGATAAATGTTGTCGCTGTTTCTACCTTTCTTGTAGATCTTAACGGCGTCTAGCTTTTCGGGAGCCGCCTCTATTAGTTTGAGAAACTTTTCTGCTCGCTTCTTCCAAGCGTGAGTATAAAACTTGCTCATCCCTTTAATTCTTTCTTTCGCTTCCCCAAGGGCAAGCTGCACTTCGCCAAGTGTAACCTGTCTCTCAGTCTGGACGCCTTGTTGCGTCGCTGTCGCCCCTGTGCTTTTCTCTGTTACCCCCATGATGAACTGCATTTCGTCCAGGGATTCTGACAGGTCTGGTATATCGACCTTTTGAATTACCTCTGAGATACTCCCGCCTGAGCCAACAGGGATGCCGTACCAGCCCCACGGCACTGGGTTGAAAGTCTGTGGCTGGAAACCTTCGAGGGAAGAGTTATAGTAGTGCATGCCAAAGTTACGCATGGTTCTGTTCTCAACAAGTTGCGAGAACCATGCGTTTAGAACCTTATTCGGTGTGCGAACAGTGTCTGCTATGCCGTCAGTCCAGAAGTCCTGTCTGTCTACGTCATCTGCCCAAGAGTTGTAGTTGTAGTGGTTTCTCCAGTAATTGTCAGACGTCTCGCCGATTACCTTTTCTAGTGGCTTTTTCATGAGGACGGCCATGTCATCAGCCTCGACGTATTGGTATATCTGCTCTTCCTCATCTCCTTCTTCTTTTCTGTATACAAAATGCATGGAAAGCTCCACGATGGTCTCTCCCAGAACGGGGTCTGTAGCATCAGATAAGCCCATATCGATCATCTTCTGATTTTTCTCGATCATCATTTGTTCGTTTGTCGTCGCCTTTATAAGCCCTTGCTCTGACTGGTGGAACAGCTTGAGCTTTCTTATCTCTGCTTTATCGTAGTCTTCATTTTTTTCTAATACGGAAAGGGGGACAAAAATGTGAGTGTGTATGAGGAAGCGGGAAGAGTCTAAGTCTGTTGGATCACAGTACCTATCCACCAAAATATCTTGTGGATCTTGTATCGTGAACTTTATTCTCCCATCTACGATCTGCCATTGGTCGAATGTGCGCCCGAACATAAAATCTTGCTTTTTATCTACGACATCTTGAAGCTCGGCGTTGTTTTGCTCCAGAGTCCACTTCCAATACTCATTTTGAAATATCTCTTTTTGTTTGTCGTTATCCAAGTTTTCAAACTGAATGACGGGCATATCGTCTACGTCTTTGAAAAGCGTTCTTATTGTCTGCTTCATGAGCGGGATATTTACGCTCTGCCTTTGTGTAAGTCTATTAATTTGCACCGTGTCGCGGTAAAGGGTGTAGTTTTCTGTCCACGCCTCATGCCTGCGCTTTCTGTACTCATAACCAGACTCTTTATTAAGACGGAGCATAGTTAGCTCTGGATTTGTTGATTCTTTTAGTTCCATGTAGGGATATATAACACAACAAAACTATGTAAAGACAATAACTATACTAAAGTACCCTCTATGTATGGGAGGACACCACCGAAGCTCGTCTGCTGCTCTGGTATGGCTGTAGGCCTAAAGCTATCCAGTCCGTATCTTATTGCGTCCATTGCGTGGTTATTAAAATCTTGGGGTTCGTTTATTATTTTCCCCTCTCGATCGGTTACCCATAAATAGTTACGGTACTCTTTGAGTATGTTTGTGCTTCTTTTAGTCACAGATATCCTCTGCCCCTGGACAAACTGTATCCCCTGCAAAACGGACCCTTTGCCTTTCTGTGCTGGGATTATGTTTAGGCCGTAGCCCCTTATTTCGTCTATGGATTTAGGTTCTGCGCTATCTGCGATAATCATGGCTCTTGGATGGTTCTTCAAAAGGTCTGCAATCTCTTTATTCCCCATCCCGTGTTGGTAAACAACCTCGTCTAAAATGTAGCCCCCATTGTAATAATATATTGCGACTATAGCAGTAGGGTCATTTGTGTACCCGAAATCTAAGCCATATCTTCTTAGCTGTGCCTCGTGTGGAACTTGATGAAATTGCTCGTCAGTAGGTATAACGTCGACTGTCCCCCAATCCTTGTATATCCTGCTTTCTACTACCCCCAACTGCCCAAGACCGTACACAGTCCACCAGTTTATGTTGTTTTTATGCGATTCTATTTCCCTTATGGTCGATTCGTCTAGCGCCTCGTTATCTTTATAGGTAAGGGTTATAAAGTCTATATCGTCTCTGTTCGGCAATAGGTCGGTATAGAACCAGAACTCGCTTGTAGGGTTCCAATCCATCCAGACTATTTCGCGCGTTCTAGCCATGAGTTGATCGACAATATTATATTGGAGATTGTTAACCTCGTTAAGAAAAAGGACATCTCTCCGTGGACCATGAGCTTTGCCATACGTGTCAAAAGAGGAAAATTCCAAGACGTTCCCCGTTTCAAAAAGATACATGTGCTTCGTCTTATTCCACCTCTCGTCACGCCAGTAGCCCCTGTCTTTCATGATAAGTTCAAAGTCACGCATTGCCCCCTTCTCAAGATGGGGATATGACTCCGATCCTGCTGTTGCCAGCTTTACTTTATCCATTGAAGATTGGCAGTAATCTATTAGCCAAATAAGGATAGATATGGTTTTTGAAGCAGACGTGCCTCCAGTAACCGCCCTTATCCTCTTGGTAAGCTCAAATACTCTTCTTGTGGCAGTCGTATTTTGGATATGGAATTTACTCTGTTGATTTTCCTCCATAGATTGGCGTGGGGAGATCTTTGTCGTTTGTGGTAACGTCAGTTCTTTCTCTCATCCCGTGGTTATTCTGGAGTAGGAGCTTAACTATTGTTGAGTTCACTTCTTTGCCTCCGTAGATACCGTCATCGATAAGGGCTTGTTCTTGCGCAGCCATTATTTTAGCTAAAGCGTCGGAAAAACCAGGATGCACTTTAGCCCATTCGTACAGCGTATCTTTAGATACTCCCAGCATCAAAGCAAAACTTACTATCTTGGGCATGTGTGTCTGTTCCCTGCCCGTCATAGCCAAGTACTCATCGACTTTCTCGATGTATATTGGGTCATATTTAGATGGTCTTCCGGGTGGTCGTTTCATATTGTTCTTATCATAACGTAAAAAGTTTTGTTTTTTTGCTCGCTGTAGGCTTTGCGTATGTACCCCTTCTTTAGAAGTGCGTTGATTGCGTTTAGAGCGGTGAAAGACTTGACCCCTTGTATCCCCATCTCTTCGATTATAGATCGCTGCGCTACTGGAGTCTTGTTTTTATCGGCCCATTGACCGACGAATATCATTATATTAGTTTGTAAGAGATTGAGATCTCCCATGTAGACCTAATACTACATACTATAATCAACCATGTCAATATAGATCATAGTACTACTTGCTGTAGCCCTCTGCAGCTAGGTGTGCTAGCTTGGCAGGGATCCTATATTGTCCAGATGGAAGCTTTATAGCTTTTAGTTCGCCCCTACGTATCCTTCCACTAATAGTAGCCAATGTTGTGTCACACATATCAGCCACCTCTCTTTTTGTGTAGACAATTGGCTCGCTATTAACTATCCTGGCGTAGACCAAGAGCTGCTTTTCGTGGTTTCTTTTTCTTGCTTTTGGAGGCTTTCTTTTCCTATTCTCCGTATTTTGTTTCATAGTTTGTATTTACTTATAATCTCCTCTAATTCCTCACGAGTCCATTTTTTAAGCTCATGTCTAAGGTCTTCTAGAGTGTGTACCTCTCTTTCTCCTATCTTCTTAACTAGAGAAATCCTGTACTCTGTTAAATTTCCAGACTTGTACATATTGCAATGGTTACATTGCTTATTGCAATTGTTCTCGTTATACCTGAGGACACCGGACGATCCTAATGGGATGTAGTGGCCGCAGTGCCATTTCGCATCTGTTTTTCCACAAGATATGCAGGGCAGATCAGCATCTCGCTCTCGTATCCACTTATTGAACACTCTCTGCGCTTTTTCTTTTAACCTAGGCAAGGGTAGCAGCTTCTTAACCTTGACCTTAGTCTTAAGACGCTCTATCTTATCTAGTAGCCTCTGCTCTTTACTTGTCTTTGGTACTTTTATGGGCATATGCTTTTATAACTCCTACTTCTGGGCTGGCCAACTCTATCGCAACAATCGTCTCCACCTATTGTTTCACTGTGATCTGGGTCATGGCAAGGGCATAAACACCTAATTTTAGAGGAGTGGGCATCAAAGCAGTCCTCCGCTGCGCCATAATTGTTATAGATATACCCACACTTACGACAACGCGGGAATAGGTCAGGATCGTCTATTTCGGTATAATCTCTGGCCTTTTCCCTGTCCCTTTTATATTCCTACTCCTCTTTCAAATATTTACCAACTCTTTTAGCTAGTTTAAGAAACTATCCTCAAGAGTCTTTTTAAGTTTACCCATGGTGGACTGTTTGGGTATTCGTCTCTTTTTCTTAATCTTTTTTGTTGGTTTGGGAAAGCCAATCATATAGGAACATGGTACCATCAGTTGGTTACAGTTTGTAACCAACTATCAATTATATACCCCGCTTGGATGCCCAGCAGAATACACGTCTTATTTAAGGGCTTGCAAGCACCCAAACGGGGATGAGCGGCACTACCAATCTCGTTAAAGACTGGATGTAGTAGGCGAGTGAGCTGAAGCCAGCAATCAATCTAGAATCATGCTGGTTTATACAAAGGCGTGTAGGCCTCATCTTTCGATCGTCAACTTTGTCTATCCTACTACATTCAATCCTCAAACATACGCTCGTATGGCGGTGGCTGGTCGACATCAGTACTAACGCCTACTCCGCCCCGCCATATGAATCTATGTTAATGAGCCTAGCAGATATGTAATCCACCCACGCCCGCAAATAAACTTATAAATTTCATAATCTCTCCTATGCTTCTGGGGAAATTTCAAGATCTTCGATATTATATGCTTCCTCGCCATCATCAAACTCTACTCCACAGCTCCAGCAATATACATCTCCATGCTCTACCCATGTAAAACAATTACCGCACACGTTTTGCTGATCTGTTGCATCTCTACCTGTTGTATGTAGTTGTTTAGTTATCTTCATATTTATTCCTCTTTAGGTGAATTGATAGGTTTATACCCCAAGTTTATACCATCTGCAACTTTCAGCTTTTTACCTTTCCAAAATCCATTTAATCTTTCCAAGTAGTCATCTCGCAAAGCCTCGTCCTTTCGGATATAGCCAATCGTCATGTGTGGCTTGTACCCTGCAAACGTGTTTATATGTGGCAAAAACTCAAGCCTCTGGTGTCCTTCCATAAGCTCTGGCGTTACTTTGATATGTGCTACAAGACAATAATATGGCTCGTCTTCATATGGGCTTTCAAAGTAGCCTATCTCCTCTATTTCAACTGTATCCATTTCCCAGCCCTCAAGGACTGACGATATGTGGTTCTCCCAATTATGAGCGTTATCAAGTAGTCCGTATAAAAGTGTTATGTGTGGTGTTTCACCAACTACCCACCCTTTAATCCATTTCCGTTCAGGATTGTGTGCAAAGTATAAGTCTGCTTTTGCTCTGACTGCTCCTCCCATGCTACCAAGTGGCTCAAGGTCAAGCATGACACACCCCAATGTATTCAAATTTATATTGAGGTTTTTATACACGTCCTCAAAGTCGTGTGAATTTATTTGCTTCATATTATTCCCATGAGCAATATCTGCCCACCCACTCATCGTCGTTTAGACACCAATCTCTGAAAATATGGTCGGAGAAGCTATCACAGCGTCCTTCGAACCCAACCACTTCATCTTGCCCCTCCTCTTTCAAATACTTAGCAACTTTCTTAGCTAGTATTAAGAAATCCCTCTCGTCTATAAGTGTGTGCTCTCCTGGAAGATCCACATCCTCAAGAGCCTTTGCTGCCTCAAGGAACTTCTTAGAGTCAAAGGTGTTTACTAGTCCTAGATCGTCCAAGTTGACTACATCCTTAACGGTTGCTGGCTTCTCTTTAGTCCAGCCACCCTTCTTAAGAGCTTTCACATAGGATTTTACTGTTGGGTTGTTTTGATCAGTAACGTAAGGGATACTTTTATATACAGGATCGCAGGCCTTACCACACTTATCGCACGTATAAAAGCTAGTACCTTCATCTGCGGTTTGTGCTGTCATAGTTGATTTACAACAGTTATTTTTCATATAGATTAGAGACATAACGAGCACCGTTATACCGATTAATAAGTCCATATATCATTACTAAAATACCTATAACCACACCCCAGAAAAGCCCTGCTTTCCATATAGCTATAATATAGATGATCCACCATAAGGCGGAAGATATCAGCTCCATAATGTTTTGACTAATTTTAATATTCATACTTTCCCCAATAACGTAGATAACTTCTTTCTTTGTTCTTTCCTTAGCTTATTAGATCCCAGCTCCATGTAGTACATCTGATCCTTAAAGCAGGCGAGACATATGCCCATAAGAACACCCGACGCAGTATATTTACACGAGCAATCCTTAAACAATCTGCCTCGCTCTAGCTCTTCTGAGTCACTTCCTATCAACTCATTTCCAACCTCCTCTATAGCAGTGGTGAGTGAGGAGGAGATGAAGTTCTCTAATTTTTCCCTACCACAGACATGAACGTCATCAGAATTGAACTCCTCACGGGATGATTCAAGAACCCTATCTATGATTGATGTAATGGTTTTATTTTTCATACATACATAGTATCTCCAAAGCTTTTATAAAAAACACTTGGGCTGAGAAAATCCCCGTAACAGGGTTGTAAAATTCGCAGACCGCAGCTCTTAGATCATCATCTTCGTGTTCTCTGACTTCAATTACGACCATATGTAATTCTTCATTCGACATGTGGTACACAACGTCCCCCACATTAAGAATTGGTCTGTCTTTATCTTTTTTCATAAAAAATGTCTAAGGATACCCTGAGCTTTAGCTCTGGGAGGAATTAGACGCTCCTTTCTGTTTTACTAAATTCTTAATTGGATACCAGCCTTTATCCCCATCGTATTGTCCAAAATCAACCAACCAAGCCCACATATCTGGTATGGGTAGATACTTAAATTCTAGGCAAGTTCCAATTTCTCCCGCCCTTGGGTGTCCTGATTTTACTTTAACTCGGTCGCCTTTTTGAATTATTTGTTTAACCATAGTGATTTGAAAAAACTCTTTAATAACTCCCATACTCCAATACTTTCTGTAAAATATGTTTCCAGTTTTTCTTTCTCCTCAACATCGTATCTGTCCATAGCAAATGTTCCCTCGTGTTTATTAAAACCTCGCATAAAGATAGCTTTTTGTTTATCTTTGCTTTCCAATAAACTTACGTACAATCGTGGAACTCTGAAAAATCTTTTTAATTTCCAAAGTTTGTTTTCTTTTGGTGTTGAGTATTGTTCTTGTGTATCCATAATTAAAATAGTTTCTCCTGTGTAAAATCACCAATCTTCTGCTCTTTATTTCCATAAACACTAAATTGAAATACATCTTTCCCTTGCTGCTCCATGATGTAGCGTTTGACTGCATCTTGTGATACATGCCCCGCACTTCCAATGTAGTATCCTCTTGCCCAAAGAAATGGAAACTCTTTGTAATGAAATTTGTAACCCAAATAGTGTAGGTCTGAAAATGCCTGTCTTAATCTTCGTGATGTATTTCCTTTTAACTTCCTAACTATCTCGTAAGGCGTGTGAGTTGGTAGAGTTGAAACAAATAAATGGATATGGTCTGGCATTACTTCAAGAGCCAACATCTCTAACCCTAGTTCGTTACATTGTTCCTCAATAAGTTGTTTCAAGAACGAAACTAACTTACCGACTAAAATCTTTTTCCTATATTTCGGTATCCAAATAATGTGATAGTTAAGATTGTGTTTGCTATGGCTACTTGTTTTGACACCAGAAATCTTGACCTGTATATCGTAGGTCTTTGGGTTGAAATGTTGATATTCGTTTTTTGCCATTGTATTTAAGAAACTATCGGCTTTAGCCGATTAGAGTGTTTCATATCTATTTTCTGTTAATTTTTAATAAGTACTTTTCTACAACCTTACGAGACCAATACCTATGTATCTTTGATCCCTTTATGACGGTTATGTCAGGATCGGGCCCCTCGAACTTACCAGCCTTTACCTTTCTTGAGAAATAAAATGGGTTATACCCTAATAGGGTAGCCATTTCGGGTAGTGAATATATATCTTTAGTATCCATTATGTTATCCATTCAAAATGATCACAACCTCTGCTAGTCTGCGTTATTGGGTCCCACATAGCGGTGGAGCACTTTTCGTAGCTTTTACCCGTCTTTCTAGATACTGATTTAACTACAGACATCCCACACTTAGGGCATTTCTTGCCCTCGATTATATTTGGCTCCTTCTTAGGGAATCCGCCTCCGTAAGATCTAGCGGGCTTAGGTACGTATTGAAGCTCTCGTATCCTATCCTCTAACTCTGGCATCTTTGCTAGCAAATCAAAGCCCGAGCTGCCACGTACGGTGAATAGAAGACCAAATCCGGCAGGGGATTGAAGGTCGTACGTAACGGAGGCTGGGGCTTCTGGGAAATGGACACCTTTTTCTGTTTGTAGTTTATCTTTATCTTCTTCCATATGTATAAGTATATACTATTATACTAAAAATGCAAGGACTTTTCGTTGTGCAGTTTCTTGTGGCAAGAGGCGCAGAGCCATACCACATCTAGGGGTTTATCGTAGTCTTCGTGGTGTCCTTGAAGCTTAGTCTTTCTTGAGCAAGTACTACATACCTCCGGTCTTGTAATCTTGCTGTTTTTGACTGCTCTGTATAACTTAGAAGCCGCATTCTTCTTGTCTTTGTTTCTTTTTGCCCATGCTTCTCCACTAGCAATAGACTCCACGCTTCGCTTCCTGCCGTTTCTAGCATACCACTGTATGTAATACTCAGTATTAGTGCTCATATGTATAGACACTTAAAGCTATGTAGCTCACTAAAGCATAGTGAGAAGGACGCTAGTATAAAAGCTGCCATAACTACAGCTCCTATGAAAAAGAATAGTAAATAGAACGGCCACATCGCAGGTCCAGGGCTTATATAATATTTCTCTTCTTCCCATCCACAACAGTCACAGAATCCTTGATTATTTTTCATAGTTTATTTAGTAACTCTGGGTTTTCGTGTATGTTCCCAATAACCTCTATTTCTTCGTGGCACATATCTAACCATTCCCAATCTTCTGGAAACTTTATATCTTTACCATCATCTACTACATCCCCCTCATAAATCTCGACTCCATTTTTGTCTTTGATGCCTGTGTATTGCATAATTATGTGCCTATCTTCCCCATGATCCCCAATGGCTGTTTGTCCAACAGATTCAAAGTGTATATATCCATCATCATCTACTGACGGATTAGCATAATACGTCATACGTTTAGGAGGATTGGGCTTCCTGTACCATTCGTGATCGTGTGTATCCCAAGCTCTAAATTTTATGTCTCTCATAGTGAGTGATAATTCATTGCGTAATGGCAGTCCTCAGTTCTAATTCCCTGATTGTAGTAGCAAAGCTGCTCGTTTAAAGTGAAGCCTTTATCCTGCTTGTCATCAAACCATGCTTGTACTTTATTGGTTACTTCCTCAAAGCTGTCAAAGCAATTCCATACGTGCTTATTCTGTCCATATCCGTACCCATTGAACTTGCCCTGATTCTTGCAGCTATCATTGCGCCCGCTGGATGATTCTAGTTGGTATATCTTTTTGATATCAACCCCTTCTGGCTCAGCGGCATAAACCTTGTAGGGCAAGACTCTTACCTGCCCTACTTTCACGGTCGTATGTGACTCACTCTTCTTCTTAGGTGTCGGAGTTACCGTAATAGATCGTGGTTTTATTTCCGCATCAGGTTTAGCAGAAGGAACTTTGACCTTAGCTACTATTGGGGTCTGAATTATGATTGGTGTCCTCAAGCTAAAGTTTGAAAAGAACCATACTATGAATATACTCCATAGTGTAACCATAACCACGTTAGCTACTAGTAGGTGTTTTACGAACCTAGTCTCACTGTGAAAGATGTTCTCTTTCTCAATTGGTTTTATTACAGGCATCTTTTTATTTTTCATGATATTTTTTTATTGTTATCACGCTCCCTAACGTAATCGTAGGCAGCTAGAATAGATATAATGTCCTCTACATCAATCATGCGACAGTCGTGCGTTATAATGCTGTCTATCTGAGCTCTTAGCTCGTATCTCTTAGCTGAGTTAGTTTCCTCAGCCATCTCCCATAGGAGCTTTGACACGATCATGTTTCTCTCAGTAGCTCTTTGCAAAACTTCGCTGGCCGATGTTTTATAAGTTTTCATATTCTTCACGATAAGCATCCTCATATCGTTCAAGGTCTTCACTTGTAAGCGCAAACTCTAGATCTCGCCCATCGTCTAGATCGATGTCCTCCATATCCTCCTCCATCCTGTTGAGGGCGTTTATCTCTACCATCTCATCAGGATCTTCATGTCCATACACATCTTCGTGCATTGGGCAGAAGGGGGCTATGCCGTTCTCTTGGTATTCATCGCAAGCACTGCATGTATCTGTCATATATCTTTATAGATAACTTATTAATAGAATCAGTATAATAGTATATACCTTTATATGTCAAGCATTTGCTCATCATTTATTAAGTGACGCAACTATATCATAGTGTACTATTTTAGTTTTGCGTGGTCGGAATTATATATGTTTTAAGACACAAAAAAGGCCCGCTCAGATGTAAAGGATTGCCACCCGAACGGACCGTTTATATTTTCATAACCCTGACGTGGATATGATGTGTTGCAACATATGAAGCGTCAGGGACTCTCCCACTCTCCAGTGGTGCTAACCATCCATATTATTACTAATACGAATTGTTAATGAGTTCATTGTATGCCTCTTTAGATACCGATGTCAATAGCACCTACTATATCGAACACAAACAAAAAGCCCCCTACGTATGAAGCAAGGGGCTTAATGCAATGCTGGCTATTACAATGAATGAAGGTGCACTACTACTATACTATAGTTAGTCTAGAAAGTCAATAGAGACGTCGTAAATTGATGACATGCAAATGGACACAGTTCTGATTAATAGGTGCCTGTCTTTAGCCATAGGAAAGTGTTCTTGTATGAACGATGGCGTCAATCTTGTTTGCCTGAAACCAGAACGTATCTGGGAAGGGGTCTGTGGGTAAAGATCTTCGACTACCCGTACCAGCTCACTCCTTTTCTCTTATGACATGCAAACGGCATACAGTCTTCATAAGTCCACTAGCTTCTCTGTCATGCGACCCTAGTGTGTTTAGGATGCGGTCGCCACGTTGTTGTCAACAAGGTCCCTTTTCAAAAAAGCTTCAAATTCTTTGAGCTCTAAACCTTGTTGTTTTAGTTTTTCTTTCTCGACTGGAGATTTGCAGTTTTTGTATTGAGTACGGAGTATAGTGAATTCGTTTTGGAGTGTGATTAGTCTATTGTAGCGATAGGACTCGTAAAGCTTTTGGCTTCTTAGTTTCATTTTTTTTACGATATCTATCCACTGCATAACTAATGAATGTAATACAAGAAAATATAAAAATCAAGACATCTTAATAGGTCAAATAAGTACAAAAAAGAGACGGCTCATCACCGTCCCTCGATTAGATAAGTATACCACACTTAATCTTCTGAGTCTTCACCTAATAGCTTTCTCTTTATAGGTAGTACTTCTCCATCGTCCATGTACTCTAGTTCATCAGGGCTATATCCCATACCTGTCCAGAAAAGGAATCCTAGGTACATGAGGGCTCCTCTAACTACGGTCCTGTCCTCCATTACCTTCATCATATGTTGACGATAGCGGTTTATACAGTTACCGCATCCGCACTTATTCATATGCTCCTCTAGCATATCTCTCTTGCGGTCGTATACACGTCCTAAGCCATCATGGTATTTGCCGTCTTTGTCCCTCCACTCATCGTAGCGGATGTCTTCTCCAACTCCTTGCGGTCGGTTTCTGTTGCGTTCCATTAGTCCTGATCACCTCCATTTCTAATCACGCCAGTGTTGTCCATAACTCGATATTCACCATTGTTCAGGTTGGCTATGATTATAGTGTGATGCCTGGAGAAGGAGTCCCAGTGATCAAAAGCGTGGTTGTCTGCATCAAACAAAACCTCGCTGGTACTCCTGTCTGCCTCGTATATGCACCTTCCACACGAGATGCAATAGCAGGCCACCTCGCAGTCATCGCTCACGAAAACCTCTTCTAAGGGTTCGTGTTCTTTCATTATAGTTTAGTAAACTTTTCAAGACCATCTAACAGGTCATAATGCGCGTCTACTTTTCCGTCAGGATATAGGACAAGTCCTATACCTCCTAAATCATCCCCCTCTTGTCTACCATACCCCTGCTTCCTTAACCACGAGTCGGTCTTCTTATACGGGCCTACAGTGGCATACAGCACCCTTCTAGGACCTTTGCTACTAGTTACCGTCTGTTCTGTGAGTCCCTTTTGGTGGGTGTGTCCAGTGAAGACAATGTCGCAGTCAGGAGCAGACTCCCTAAAGAGTCTCTGTGCTGCTGCGGTCTTACTATATATTGAGTTACCAGCGTGTCTGTGGGCCCCTGCCATCTTGAACGTACCACCAGCCATCTTGATATCGACATAGGCTATCCCGTGGAGTATGTGGGCTCTATATCTACGCATGAAGTCCTGATACATGGATACTCCGCCTTTTTCAGCCCAGTCAGAGTCGTGGTCCCCTCTCCACCCCGCTAGTATCTTTCCATTCAGCGTATCGAGTAGGGCTCTTGCCATGTGCACCTCTTCTGAGAGCGATATGTGAGCATCTTGCGTAGCCCCACCTCCCCAGAAGTACCCGTCTACAATATCTCCCAGTAGTAGCACGTGCGCCCCATCGGTCTGAGATATCCCCAGTACTTCGTCTTTGAGTTTGCCGTAGTCACATTCGGCACCTATATGAGCGTCACCAATAAGGGCTACAAACTTAGGCTGGTTATCTGTGAACTCTATCTCTACTTTACGGGTTTCTGGAAGTATCTCGTTTCGTTTTTCTTGTATGTAGCTAAGATGATCAGACCACTCAGAAAACGATCTATCAGTTGGGGGTATAGAAGGGTACATGGTAAATGATGAAATTGATGTTTTTTTAGACCGCTGTAGCTCCTGCAGCGTCCTGAAACTATCTTCTCGTGGGCTAGTGTAAAATCCTCTTTCCTTCAATTTGTTTTGTTTCTTGAATATATAACCCCCTCAAGACCATTGCCCTGAGGGTAATACTTTTCTTGTGTGTGAACCTGTGGATAGGGCCGCCCATCAACTATTGTCTCTCTGTCTATCTCTTGATGACAGGCGTTGTCCCTTTCTCCACATAGTCCTACTGCATTTTCAATGTTTGTCGAAGACCCGCCCATGCTTTCTGGACGTATGTGGTGTACCTGCAGTGACGAAAAGGTCTCACCACAACAATCACATTCGTTCTTCTGTCTTCGTGCTACCTCTCTTTTCACTTCCTTACTAAAGGACATCTAAGCAGTAGCTTAACTTGTAATTACTTAATTCTCTGTGCAACTGTTTCTCCTACGTTGCCTAGTACGTACATGCTACCTACAAACCCCATGAAATCCATAAACTCCTTTGCCTCTATTTTGCTCGTGACTACGAGTCCGAAAGCTAGTAGTAATGAGAATAGAGCAAAGAGAAATTTCCTACTTGTTAATCTTTCAATCATGTTAATCACCTCCAGACCGCTCTCTTGTTATAAAAAGAAGCCTCCACGATATAAAGAATATACCTATCTGCTTGATCAAATTCCTCGTAAGACTAACCCCCGTAAATGAGCTAGGCATGATATGAAAGAATAGGACGTACGTGTTTATATACAGTGTCATAAGGCCAGAGATGAGGAGTGTTAGGTATATGACTACAAGAACAAACTGTATGCCTGATAGATTCCTGTTTGCGTAGATGTCTTTGCCTGTTTGTATTAATAGAAGGAGTAGCGGTGGGACTGACCCCACCACAAGAAGTGATGTTATTGTTCTAGGTATGTCTGTTTCGACCATTTTTATTTGTTAAAACGTCATATATACGGTTACTCAGTGTCTCAGTTGCCTTTGTGTTCTCTAGTACTGCGGTATTAACCTCAGACACTGCTCTGGTGCTGTTCTCTATAACCCCAATCATCTTCTCATGAAGAGACCGTATCTCGGCCCTGTGGTCCTCGTCCTTCTTGTTGAATACTGAGACCATCCAAAAAAGAACTATAGCTATGGGGGACTGTCTTAGTACTTCCGTTATTGCCTGTTCCATCATCCTTATAGTTCATATAGTAATCATTTGCTACGTGTGCGGACCTTCATTAGCACTCCCCCACGCTTTTTGCTAGTTTTAGTGCTGCTCTTAGATGTGCGGTCAATAGCCTGCAAAATGCGCTCTATGATAGTGATTAGTTTGTCTAGTAGGTAGTTCATTTTATTGGATGAGTTCAGTATATGTATTATAGGTAAGTTAAGTCTAGTCCTATTTGTCGTATATAGCGTATCCTGTAAGTGGAAAAGAATTAGTCGGCCTGATAACTCCACCTAGTGGGTCTATTAGCTTTCTACCTCCTACGAATAGAACCCAGTGTCTTCTAGTAGGCGACTGGGCGTTGTAAACTTCTACCATAACCGGTACTTTCTTGGCATATACATAAAACGACACCTCTATATTGTTATAGTTTCTTACCCTCTTTACAAACTTTACTTTCGGCCACAACTTTGTGACAACAGACCATATCACAAGGGCGGTGTACACCGTCTTTCCGTTAGCGGTGTATTTTAGATATCCTTGGGAGTTATTCTCAGACATCTTTCTGTTGAATGTCTCAGGAGTTTCACTGTAGCCTTGAGAGTTTACAAGATTGCAGAGACTAGTTACGGTGCACCCATAGTCACGGATCTTCTGACGTGTCTTGCCAATGTATTTATCCGCCCATCTTGGGTCTAGTTGCGAGTATGTGGTTGTGTTTATCATACATATTTCTTAACGAAGTTATCGTGTGTCATGGGCACATGGTAGTTGCTATCTATATTTCTTAGCAATAGCATCTGCTGATACTTGGCCAGCTTTAAACCTCTTTATGAGGTCCTGAGCCTCCTTTTTAGATATCTTCTTGTTTTCTAAAGCCCGTCCCAAAATGTTCTCAGTTTTAGTATAGCTTCTCCACTTGGCTGTTGTGACTAGCCTCAGGTTCTCTTTGTCGTTAGACCCTCCTAGTTGGAGTGGGACTACGTGGTCTAGCTTCATGGTTGGGTTTGCTGCATTTTTTTTTCGCTTAATTGCTTGCGATTCGGACAAAGACATTCTTTCTACTATTACCGTCCCATTACTCACTTTGCGTATAGTTTGTCCAGTAAAGATTCTATTAAATGCTGTCTCAGGGTCTGTCCCTATGGCTTTTGCGTATACCTGTACCTGGTCTATAAAGTCGCTACTCTTTATATGCTTCCCTTCAGGAATAAGGTTTGTCTTCGAGTTGGGCTGTGGAGAAGTGCTGGTCGAGAAGCCTAGTCCCTCGAGTATGAGAGAGCCTAGTAAAAACGACGATGACGGATCATTTTTAAGATTCTCAAAAGATTGGATAGCAAGTGGGGTGAGAGACCTCTTGGCCATGTCTACTGGGTTGAGTGGGTTACCCTGAAAATCCTTGCCTGTCCAAACGTCTCTTACTAGGCCAGCAGCTGGAGAAAGCTTGCCCTCCCAAAAGTTTTCGAAAACATCCAGGGCCGTGCTTTCGCCATAGTTGACATTAGTAAGGCTTTTATAGTCGCCCATCTTATTTTTAGTCCAGAACCCAAGCTTGCCGTTGTGGTAGGTTGGAGTCAGACGTGCGGCTAGAGTTAAGAGACCAGCCATGCCGCCTGTTATATCTGTCCAGTGCCCAAAAACTTTTATCTTACCAAAGTTTGGAGACCTAGGATCTTCCTCCACGCTGTCAGGGTCTAGCACCTTAGCTATAGTCAATACAGAGGCTACGGAGGTGACTATGCTAAGCAAGCTTTTTGCAGCCTCCTTCTTCGTAAAGCTTGTAGCCTTTGAGTCAAACTGATGGGCAGTTAGAGTATCAAAATTAGACTTGAGAAACTTGATAGAGAAGAGTAGCGCGTTCGCTTCTTTAGCCAAAACATCGCCTTTACCTAAGCTGCCTCTACCAGTTAGCGAATTTACAAGTCTGCCCATACCAGCCGCCTCATCCTTGTTTAGTGTATTTATGCCTTGCTTTTCGGCTATTCTTATCAACCTATCTGCTAAGTCGGCCCTAAGGCGCAGCGCAGCCCCATTGTATGCAGCCTCTGAGGCTTTGAACAGCCTGCCAAGGACAGGGATTTTTTCAGGTAGTGAGGATGGGAAAGCCTCCTCAGATAATACAGAAAGACCATAATTACCAGCGTCGTATTTGCCGTTAAGCGCGTTGGGACGAGAGTATATGTCAGCTTTTATTGCCGCAACAACATCCTTTCCGACTAGCTGCCTGCCGATATCACCCCAAGATTTTATGAAGTTTCTGGCCCATATAGCAGATGTTCTCGCATCTAAGAGAGTTTTGATGCCCTGCCTACCCCAGAAGCTATTGTCTAACGACGCAAGAACAGACTTGAGGACGCCTGGGGATTCTTTTATAGCAGACACTATTTTTCTAATAGGCTGCTCCCTAAGCGATATAGCCTTTGACTGGAGTTTTAGGTCATTTACATAGCTTTCAAGTGCGACTTTAGCCGCCCCGTAAGACAGCCGCGTTTGTTCTGAAGCAAATGTGCCATCTTCGTTAGCTTTTGCTTTTAGTTGCCTAGCGTTCTTAGATAGTTCACTGATATTGCGTGCTTCTTCTAGTGACACGCCTATGCCTAGTCTTGTAGAAGCGAGGTCTTGTAGGAACGCCTTTTCGTCTGTAGGGCTCAACACAGTCTCTAGTCTCTCTATTCTGGCTATCATATCTCTTCGTGTCGGTGCGCTTATACCAGCTACCTTTTTAGCCCAAGAAATATACCCGGCTTTCTGGTTCTTTAGTAGCAACTTGCTTTCAAACAGAGCGTTTACAGACTGAGCGTTTTCTTTACCTACGTAGCTTGATAGGAAATCGTGCCGCTCACGGCTTGTCATCTCAGAAAGTTTCACAGGGTCTATCTCCCTAGTCTTTAGGGCCTTTTTAAAGTCCTCTTTAGTTTGTTTGGTTAAGCAGAATGTCGCCATATTAGCAGGTGTCGATCGAATCTATAAACCTCGACCAGTCATATTTATCTGGGGCCTTTACTTTAGATTTTATTGTTTTAACTACCTTTTCAGCAAGTTCTTTAGCTGGCTTTTTGCCATATTTGTTAGCAAATGCTTCTTCGCGCACCTTTATGATGTCGCTCAAGATCGTAACTTCGGAGTCTTTGTTGATGTTTTTCAATATCTCTATCTCCTGGCCGTACCTAGTGGATGAAATACTTGCTAGCTTTGTCTGTAGCGTTAAGTCCCCTTCTGCGGCGTTAACCATAGCAACATATATAGCATTGCGGATTATTCCTTGGGGTGGCTCTATTTCTCCACTTAAAACTCTCAAAGCATCTTGTGGATTATTTGTTACATATTCAGCTGCGTCTTTTATGGTCTGCTTATCGTTCATCCTTCTATAGGTAGTTAGGCCAAGCTGCTCAATTTGCTCAGGGGTGGCGTCTCCTATCACGCCCTTCATTCTAGCCTCTAGCTTACTGACTCTGGTATCGCCCTGGCCGACCGGAAGTTGCGATCGCGCAACCCCAACCTCCCTCTTGGGTTTTGCTGCTTTCCCACTCAGAATATCTTGATATAGCTTGTCTATTTTATCTACGTTACCCAAATAAGATTTGAGTCGTGTCAGCACCTTCTCAAACAAGAGTTTTAGCTTGCCTGCGAAACCCTCCTTATTTTTTGCGTAGTTAATGAAGTCCTCAGCTACCTTCTCCTCTACCGCGGAAAAGTCATCTATGCCATGCTTCTCTTGGGCGGCGAGTAGTAAATCAATGTGTTCGTCTTTTGTCAGGAACGAGTCTAGATACTTATGCACGGATTCATGGTATAGGGTCGCTTTAGCATCCACTTGCCCCGCTACAACTTTTATAATGCCGTCTTTGTATGAGCCAAGAGCGTCCTTATTAGCTAGCACTTGGCCTACTACTTTGATGTCAGCGTCTCCAAATAACTCTTTGTTAAGCTTTATAAGCTCGGACTCCTGACTATCAGTCATACTAGCTCCAGTCAGCTTTTCGAAGTCGTCTTTTAGCCTGAATTTTTCCGTCTTCGGCATCCTCAGCTCTTGTGCCTGCTTTAATGTTGAATCAATATTCTTTCTTAGATTGGTTAGCACCGCGTTGCTATCTGACCAATCTGGATTTTGCTGCCTAAGTTTTCTGTACCTTTCCTCCAGTGTCCTTGCGTGCTGGGTTAGCTCAGCAGATTTCGTCATCCTGGCGTCTTCCTTTACTGTCTCAGGGCTACGTAGCTTTGCTTTCTTACTATTCACAAAGTCCTCTACGGCCTTACGCTTCGTAGTGGTCTCCGCGTATATTCCTTCTATGGTCTTTAACCCCTCTACTCCACCGCCGTTGACTATCGCAGGGACTTTCACGCCAAGCTCTTTAGCTATTGCTACGCGCTGAGATCCGTCCGTGGTAACTAGCTTTCCGTTTTTATACGTAAGGCGCACGGGTTCTGTAATACCGTTTTTTTGTATGTCGCTTTTTAGGGCCGCATATTCTTTAGTGCCTACGCCGACAGTGTCTCTAGAGGTAATTTTTTTAGCGTCGATGAGACCGATCTGATCTTTGGGGCTAGCTGAATAGGCAGAATCCGCAAAATCTTGTGCGCTTGTATAGTTCTTTGCAGTCTCGACTTGCGGTAGCGTGCTCGATTGAGCCTTTGCGTTCGCCTCATTCGTAATTGCTTTTGTGTCCCCCCTCACATTGTCTATAGAGACGCCGACCGCTTCAGCTCCTCCGCCAAGTATCCCTCCTACCAAAGCTGATTCTGGGACCCCTTCGAAAACTTCTCTATTATGGTCATAAGTCTTTGCTACGGCATTAGATACAATCTGCTGTAATGATTCTGTCCCTGCCTCAAGTGAAGACTGGAGTAGTATCTTCTTTGTTATTTCTTTGATTATTCCTTTTTTTACACCCTCTCCACCAGGGGTTCTGTCTAGAAGTTTAGCTATAGGGAGCATTTCAAGTAAGCCTGACGCCATACCCACCTTTACAGCCACGTTCTCTGCCGTCTTTTTATCGGCCCCAAATTCCTTAGCGTCTTGATATGCTGACCCAGCCTCCTGTGAAAAGGACGATCCAAACCCTGCTACAAACCCAGCGATTGGGTTTTTTGTGGCGAGGCCTACCCCAGCTGAGACGCCTATGCTTGCCAAGAGGCCAGGAATTGATTCAGCGGCAGTAAGCGCTAGCCACTTCGGATCTTTAGCCCGTTCTAGGAATGTCCTGCTGTCTACAGGGATATTCTTGTTCTTGATATCTTTCGCTTTGTCGAAGCTCTTTTGAGCGGAGTCCCGTATCTGCTGGGCCTTCTTGCCAAAGCCCTCGATCTGCTTTTCTCTTTCCGCGAAAAACTTACTATTGTATATTTTCGGGTTCTCCTGGGCCCTCTTCCTAAACTCGGCTTCGCTCTTTTTAGATTCATCCTCTAGCTTAGATACTATGAGCGCTGCGGTATTTTTTATGTTCCCCTTTGCCCTTTCTATTCCTATGCTCAGCGATGATGCCAACTGCCCAAGAAAGCCCGTAGCCGGCTTTGCGTTAGTCTTTGGCGGAACAGGATTTGGTGTAGCCGTGGGGCTTGCTATTGGGGTTATGGGCGCAGTGGGCTGTACTGCCTTAGGAGTTGGCGCCGACAGTGTCTTGATGCCTGCCTGCTGTAGGAGCCCACCCTTAGATTTGGGCTGCGCTGTTGGGCCAAAGCTCTTTATTCCAGACTGTTGAAGGAATCCCATTTACCATTTCCATTTATTGTAACCTAGATCTGTGAATGCCTTAGTAGCGTAGTCATCAGCCGTAGCAAAGTCCACTCCAGTAGACGTCATTATCTGTGCAACCGCGTCCTTATATTCTTGTAAAGATAGTAGCTTGTCTTTGTTTCTGTCAACAGAAGCTATGGACTTTCTAGCCTGGGTAGTAAGTGATGTTTTTTTAGCTGCGGTTAGTCCGCCACCAGACCCGCCACCAGTTTTCAAAGCGGCTTTCTGCTCTGCCGCTGTAGGCGCACTCTCAGCCACAATCTGCTTATTAATTATCTCCCCGGTTTTAGAGTTGATTACTGCATACCCAGTATTTGTCCCATCATCAAATTGAATAGTTTGGGTTGGCGTTTCTGCTGATCTAGTTCTAGATGCTTTAGAGGCTTCAATTGCTGAATTAACCATTGAACTGGACATCCCCGTTGATCTAACTATATTAGCTATGTCTTGCCCAGAGGCATTGTCTAAAGCGCCAGAGGCCAATAGATTATTGAACTGACTCATCGCTTGTTGCGCCTGTTGGCTGTTTATATCGAATTGTTTTGTCTGTAGATTAAGTTGCGTCTCTATATCAGCCTTGGTGACAGCGATATCGTTTTGTAAGTTTCTGGTTCTATCCTGATAGAGCTGGTCTAGTTTTGCGACGCGCCCTACACGAGTAGCCTCGGATAGAAAAGGATTGTCGTTAATCTTAGCCGTAGCATCTGTGTACTCCTTTTGGTACTGAGATAGCTGCTCTTGCTTCTGGCCGATATTAGAGCTTTGTGTGAGCCCCTTATACATTTCTGGAAGGTTAATGCTTGCCGCAGGCGTCACTCCTGTACCCTCTGTACCAGCTGCATAGCCCCTTCCTGTATCGAAGTATGTAGTGGGTGCGTCAGGTGCTTGTATAACACCGTCTGGACGCCCTTCGCCACCCTGCGCCCTGAGCGTATCTAATCGAGCTTTTTGGACTGGGTTTAACCCGCCGTATTTCTCAATGTCTAGTAGTGTTCCAAGTTCTGAGGCCATATTTATTAATCAAAATTTCCAATTAGTGTAGCAGTAGTATTTTTGCCAGAAAAGAAGTCTGGCACGCTGAAAAATGGCTGCGTCTTTTCATAGTGCGCCTGGTTCTGCCTAATCTTATTAAATGCCGTAGCTAGTATTTCTTTTGCTTGCAGTGATCTGAATTGGCCACCCTGTTCGTCTTGCCCTTTGTATCTTAATATAGCTGTAGCCTCTAGGACAAGAGCCTCATTACACTCTGGGAGCGAGTATGAAAATATGGTTGTGTCTGCATCTGCTGATAAAGCAGTGACTACTTTTTGCCCCCATATACATATATTGTTGTTCCCGTTAGACGTGGGCGTCGGATAGATAAAAAACCTTCTCCACTGTGAGGACCACAGGTAATCTGCCCCTGAAGGAATGTCGTTTTCTTTCTCGTAAAGATAGTCTTTGAATACTAGCGGATCCCCATAGTCTTGGTCATCAACTACCAGTTTCCATACGGAGTCTGGCTGCCATGTATCTGGATAGTCGTAGTACTCTTGGCTAGAGACAGAAGACGTCTTTTTTGCATCTTCTAGCTCAGGCCAGCGAAAAAGCCCGCCCGCCTTGCGATACGCACGATTTATAGCGAGCTTTATAGTCGCAAGCGGGAAAAGAGTGCTTTCGCTACCGACTGATAGGTCGCTTTGTACTGTTGTCTGTAATTCGGAGAATAGATCCATATTTTGTATGTTAGACAAGTAAACTATGCTAAGACAAGAACTAACCGATCTGTTGCGTTAGCTCGTCTGAGCCCCCCCTAACTATGACGCTAATTACCGGCTGATTCCATGCGGATTCAACTGTATAGTTGTCGCCGTCTCTAATCACATAAAAAAGGTGGTTTTCTTCGTCAACCTCTTCTCCGATAACAACCCTTCCATCTTGCAAGACGTGCATTTGAACCTGCTCTATATTTTTATATTTTTCTATTATCTTTTCTTTGTCCATATTATGTACCCAAAATAACAAGGCTGACTGAAAATGCATCTACGTATCCAGTCCCGCCCGATGTCTTAAATTGCAACTTATAATTATGCGTCCCTTGCGCGACAGAGTTTATTGTAGTAATAGATGTGGCTTGGCTTGCGGTTCTTTGAGTCTGGCTGGTAACTGCCCCCGCCCCATCTGTGACCACATAAAGAGAGTTATTCCCTCCAGATATAAGTGTCCCCACAGACGCTCCTGATAGATAGCTATCATACAATATACATGACGCCTCATATCCATTTTGAGCGAACTCGCCAACTCCTGTTCTTAAATAAGCAAATACAGAGAAGAGAACATTAAAGCTGCGCCCAGCGTTTATGGTAAACGAAGACCCGCTGACATCGGTATAGCTAGTGCTCGCTGTAGACTGCGGAGTAGACGAAGTGAGAGTCAGCACTTGGAATTGGCTGCTACTATTGATTCCGTATTGGTCAATAACCGTATCACCGCCAGCTATTTCAATCGACCCGGTAAGTAGGGTTCCCGACTGTATCTCTCCAGCGAACGTGGCGTCTCCAGTCTCGCCATCTATAGCGAACGTCGTTATCCCAGACGAGTTTCTTGCTACTAGACCGCTTCTTGCTATCCTAAGATCGCCGGATATTCCAGCTTCAAAACTGCCTATTTGCAAAGCCCCAGACTGGGTAAATTCCATCCCCTGTAAAATCTTTCTCGACTTGGTGTTGAGGACAGAGCTTAAAAGCTCTTGCGCAACTATTTTTTTGGGGAACTTATTTTCTTTTATCTGTCTCGGAGTGTATGTCTTATTAGAATAGCCCGACTCTACGGATTGGTTTTCATCGGGCAGAAGTGGGAAAGCTACATCTTCAACTACCTGTGGCTTGAAGACTTTGTCGTCGACGGCCATGTTAAGAGAAGTATATTCTGGCTCTATGTATCTCAGGTGTTTGGTTGCCAGAAGGATGGATAACTATTCTAGGTTCAAAAATCTGGGACTCGCGCTGTATTCTAAACAACACCTTTTTTGTACTGGCCGTCGAATATCTCTGCGTGGAGCCGTCCATGACATAGGCCCTAACAAAGTCCCCTGTTTTATCTAGCTTATACCAAAACTCGACCCACGAACCAGATGGAAGCGGCGCCATCGTAAGCTCCGCGCTCTCCCAAACGGTGATGTCTATGGGCTTCTTTATGGGGGCTTTGAAGTCTAGGCCTTCATATACACCCTCTGTCTTGTTATCAGCGTCAACCGCTTTCACCCCAAAGCTTGAGCCATCCTGATATGAGGCTAGAATTGTGCCGTCTACTACTGTGACCGCTCCTATCTCATCGACGTCCATGAGGTGATCTAGGTTGAGCGTGAATGGGTGGTTTTTGTACTTTCGTCCGTATGAATATATGCCATTAGTTCCTGAATCGGCTCCAAATACACCAAAGATAGCAAGGTTGCCCACACTCTGCTTGTCTATCCACGAAAGCGCATTTTCCTCCCACTCGAAGAAATTAACTTGTTCTATAAGGTTAGCGACCCCACCCGGATTGCATTTCCCACCACCTGGGAAGCGTTTAACTGGTATGGAGTCGCTCATATTAGAGAAGAAGATTTCGCCGTCATCACCAACTTGCGCTAGTGGTACTTCAGAATCTATCGCGGCATTGACCCCTTTGTTTGGATCGGCAGCGCGGTATGTGCCAACGATAACTCGACCATTGCGCTCGACTAGTGTCTTTGCAAAGTTTCCAGGGATGAGGTCTAGAGCCTCGTTTGTATAGGAGTCGTCGTATCCGACAAGACCTAGCACGTCTCTATTAGCTATTTTAAGCCCTCCAGCAGTTTGTACCATGGTGTGCCAGTCGGCAGATTCCAAGTTAGTGTTTACGGTCTCTGCATCGTTCCAGTCAGAACGTCCTGGGATTTGCTTCCTCTTCAGAACTCTGTCTGTAGCCCAGTATATCCATAGCTTTCCATTTGAAGACGGCTTCTCACATGCGCCTTTAATCTTCCCGTTAGAGTCTTTGTAGACCTGGAGCCATATTCCATCGGCATCCCTTCTATATATATAGCCAGTATTCCCAAACCCATACGTGTATCCATCTGAACACTTAACGAAGAACAAGATTAGGTCCCTAAAGACTGTGGTTATCCCACCAGAAGGGGACGGAGAAGGCGAAATACTGTAAGATGGTGTCGCGCTGGGGGATAAACTAACCGAAACAGACGGCGACTGAGAGGCCGATGGACTGGGGGTAGGAGACGGGCTTCTAGAATATGACGGCGAAGCAGAAGATGACGCGCTTGACGATGGAGACGCCGAAAGCGACGGCGATCTGCTAGCAAATAACCCCTCTTCTTCAAGGGCCTGCCCTGAAGAAAGCGTGTCTTTTCTTTTCCTGATATCGAGGCCGCTACCAAACTTGAATGAGCCCATTATGCCCTTATCTTCGTCATCTGAAAGGCCTCCGCGGAATGATGTTATCTCGTATATGTTCGACATTTGATGCAAGTCTATACAAGGACATTATCTGGACGCAAACTAACACTCTTCCTCAGCCGTAGCCGGGGGGTATTTCCTTACGTATCTATTATTCTGCAAAGTGTATTTATTTGAGAAGGACGTGCTTAAATCTGTGTACTTGGCCGTGTATGTTGGGCTATTAGTTGTGTACTTAGATATATAGCTTGGATTGTTCTCGCTGTATTTATCTGAGTACGAGCTATTTGTCTCCGTGTACTTATCGTCAAACTCTATAGGGAATATGATCGAAAAGTAATTAGTCTCAAGCTCCCACTCTACCGGCGATGGGCTTACTGAGGAGGATGGAGACGGTGACAGAGACGAGCTTCTAGAAGATGAAGGGCTGGCACTTACAGAAATGGACGGGCTAAGCGAGAAAGAAGAAGATGGCGACAAAGATATTGATAACGACACGCTGCTTGATGGGCTCAGTGACGGACTAAGGCTTGGTGAGAGCGATGGAGACAATGACATGCTCAGCGATGGACTGAGCGAGATACTCAAACTTGGGGAAGGCGAGATCGATAAGCTCGGCGACGGACTTATGGACAAACTCGGAGACGGTGAAATAGAGGAGCTTCCCGATGACGACGGACTTGGAGAGATGCTTGAGCTTGGTGACAACGATACGGAAACAGAGTCGCTAGCGCTAGGGCTAAGCGATGGCGAAGGACTTATGCTAGAGCTTGGACTTTGACTTGATGAAGGACTTGGGCTTTCGGACAACGAAATACTCGATGAAGGAGAGGGCGAAATAGAACTAGAAGGGCTCTGACTAGACGATGGTGAAGGGCTCTCCGACGAGCTTGGTGATGGACTTACCGAAGAACTAACAGACGATGACGGACTTGGGGAAATACTGGCACTTACCGACGAAGATGGCGATGGAGAAATACTAGAGCTTACAGAGACCGATGGCGAAGGGGAGATGGACGATGATGGTGACTGGCTAGAAGAAGGACTAGGGCTTTCTGATGAGCTGACTGATGACGATGGGGAGGGGGAAAGAGAGCTGGATGGACTCTGGCTAGACGAGGGACTGGGCGACTCCGACAATGACACGCTACTAGATGGAGACGGAGATATAGAAGAGCTTGGGCTTTGGCTCGCGGATGGACTTGGGGATTCAGAAGAACTAGGTGAGGGGCTAACGGATGAGCTCACAGACGAGCTGGGAGACGGCGATACGCTGGCGGACACTGAAGAACTAGGACTTACGCTCGAGCTTGGTGACGGTGAAATTGAGCTACTTACTGAGGAGCTAGGACTTGGACTAATAGAGCTACTCGGGCTTTGGCTTGAGCTTGGCGATGGGCTTTCTGATGACGACACACTAGATGACGGCGATGGAGAGATCGAACTACTTGGCGACTGCGACGCAGAGGGAGAGGGGGAGACTGATGAAGAGACCGAAGAGCTTGGCGTTGGCGATACGCTAGAGCTAGGACTTGGAGAGACACTTGAGCTAGGACTAACGGACGAACTGGGAGAAGGGGAGATGGAGCTAGATGCTGAGCTTCCTGTTGTATAGTTTATACCAAGTTCCGCGTATTCATTAGAAAAGCCAAATGAGTAGTCAGCAGCTAAGAGATACGACGAAGTACTATTTTCTTCTATTACAAACCCTATGGCGTTGCCGCTCGCCCAACCACCCTGGTCTATAATTTCCTGGACTATCGTTGATATGTTAGCTGTGGTGTAGTAGCCTCCGACGCCAGAACCTATTGTTATCCCGACAGTCGCTGTGGTTTTAGCTCTCTGCGATGGTCTAGACGCTCCAGACCAAACCGCAGTGTTAGCTTCCTTTATACCTTTTATAGTGAAGGATTGGTTTGCTCCAGGCCTAGATATCAAATATAAGTTTAGAACAGCGCTCGTTATGGTCGCCCCCGGGGCTATAGTTATGTTCGCATACCTAACAGCAAGATCGTATCTAGATAGGATGTAGTAACCAGCTCGCATGAAACTTCCGGTCGTGGTCATGGTGGTGTCGTTTTTTTCATCACCATCGCTGCTAGTAGCTGGTATTTGTCTTATTATGTCGTAGCCTGATAGTGCTGATGCGGCTGCTTGTGGCTCAAAGATGACGGCTCTATAGGTAGACGTACTAAGTGTGCCGGCCCCTGTGGCCTGGCTGACACGAACCGCACACTTTAAGCCTTTGAAATAATGGGCAGTTGAGTCAGTGAGCCCCGTTTCGCCCACTAGTCTTATTTCATCCCCTGCCGCAGTAGTGGAATCGGTAAATAAAGTTTCCCAGGTATCTCTGTAGAAGTTGTAGACCTCCAGCGTTATAGCTGCTGTCGCTGCATCGACAGTGGAAGTTCCGACCCATGTCGCTTGCACCACGTAGCTTGTACTTGCCCCTGTGTCTTTGAATAAAAAAGCCGATATAGTGTTTGTCGCATCCCCCGTTTGGTCTACCGTAGACCCATCCCCAGGATCTGCGACATGTGTGTAGTCAGAAGCCGTGAACATCGTCGCCAGATTCGCGTAACCAAAGGGAAGAGACACGAGTTTCGTACGTGAGTATTCGGTGGTTGCTATCTGGCCGTTATTGTATGCTGAGCTACGTAATTGCAGAAAGGACATGCCAAAGATTAGCCCACGTTACTATCCTAAGGCAATAAAGCTGGACTATCTAGCTATGCCTGGAGCAAAGGCCCGGGGTCTGAGCTGGTTCGGCCTGAACAATGGCTTTGACGGGCTATCTACTAGAAGCTCTATTGCGTACATGCCCATATCATCGCTGATTGCGATAGAAGTGTCCATTGTTACTGATGTCCCAGATGATGCTGTAGCACTATCCTGATAGGTTGCGTTAAGAGTAGAAACCCCACCTACGCTCGCCGTCTCATTGGCTTCAGATTGGCTTGTCCCAGGGGCCATCCCCTGATTACCAGTTTGGCCAGCGAATGCTATTACTAGCGAATTGGCCCTAGTGGTAGTCACTGATGAGCTCACAGAGGTGCTTGTCGCAGTATTGTTAGAGATAGCCCCTAGTGGCTCTGATATCCTAGTACCTCCACAAGCCAAAAGTATTTGCGACGACTGAGGAAATCCGCCACCTGTAAATGTTGCGGTGAGTGTTTGTCCAGCTATAGGCTGTTGCGATCTAGCCCAATACAAAAACATGCGCCCACCAGCGTTCGGTATTGTTATAAACGTACCGATTCTTGACCAAGTAAACGGCCCGTCGAAGGTTACTCCAGAAGGAGTCGTGTTGGATACGTGGAAAGCCGCTATGAGTAGCTCGTTATGACCAGTGGTAGTTAGAGATGCGAAGGCCACGGAGTTTACCCCGTTTCCATTCCCAACAACAGATGTGTCTATTGAAACTGCCATATTATCTTATTTTTTCGGTTGTGGACATACCGTTGCCTACGTCAATGAATAAGTAGTTATTAAACGATGTCCCGCTAAGATCTAGATTATTAATAAAGTTTGTTTCTAAGTCGTCCGAAGCGACATCTTCCCTCCAGTTTATATGGAATCTATCTCCGCTAAGCGGGGTCCACGTGTTTCTCCATAAAGCGGCCGCCCCTTGGGAATACGCATTGTCCACGGACCACGTAACCCCCCCATCTGTAGATTTCGCATAATAAACATTGGTAGAAGTCCCTAGTGTTTCAGAGCCGTCTGACTTACCAATGTAGGAGACATAGATGTTATTGGTTCTCTGGTGTATAAAAACGGAAACATAGTACATGTCGTCAATATTCGTAGCTATATTAGTAAGGGCCGTAATGGAACCAGTCCCATTAATGTCATATACTTTGAAATCACCGGTAGCTGAATCAAACTCAGTAAAGAATGCACAGATAAGATGCCCGTCAGACTGTCTTATAGACCCAGAAAACCCTCCCTGACCAGTTATGTCCGTACTGTTCTCTATCATACCCAAAGCGCCATTTATAGCAGCAGACTCGGAGTTAGTATCTGCGCTGTCGTCGTGAACCTTTAGCGTCAGCTCGTCTGCGTCGGCGTCTTGATATAAGATCCACGCATCCTGAGGATCGGCCTCATTTCCAGGGAAGATAAGGCACCTATCAGTCGCTGCCTCTATTAGGTTTGTCCTGACCCCCCAAGTTGCCCCATTGTCAACTGACCTATAAGTACCAGTCTCCGCTCCTGCATCCATGTCAAAAGCACAAAGTAGATTACCACCTCGCATTTTAGCTCCAGAAACGTGCAGCCCAAAACCTGCGACTGCTGTAGCCCCGTTAAATATTGTGACCTCCCCACTCAGTGTGCCGCTAGAGGTATCTAGTCGATTGTAGAAGATGTCATCGTTGGTAGAATCGACGTACCACATGTGTATGCACCTACCCTTGTCCCCTGGTGTCCACTGATCATACCACACATCGAAAGCAAGTCCGGTCGTAACAGACTTTACCGTAGTCGGGCCTGTCCATGTGGCGCCGCCGTCTACTGTCTTATAGTAGCCAAATACAGATCCGTTCATCATGAAGCTGTAGCCTATAAGCGCGCTAGTGAAGACTATCGATCTATTACTTCTAGCGTTTGCGTTTACTAGTGCCGCGTCTATTGTTATGTCTGCCATATTAGTATCCCTCCATTCCAAACTCTACAATACCGCAGTGTCGGATCTTCTGGCTTAGATCGTGGTCAATGTATATTTCAAACCCAGCCTCCCCAGCCATTGTGCTGAAGTAAACGTCCTCTCCTACGTGCTTTTCCCCATCAAATGGGGTATGGAACCAGGGCTCCTGCATTTTTCTGAATACTTCTGCTTTTATAAGGGTTACCCCAAACCCCAAAGTGTCTACCCTTTCTATTCCTTTTTTGTCAATAGAGCTCACAAACTGACCGTCTCTTCTCGCGGTGAATTGCTTTTGAGTTCGCTGTACACAATTAGCCCCTACTATGTCTAGGTCGTGCTTAAGCAACATAGATAACGTTTCTGGTGGGAATCTCATATCGCTATCTATAAATAGGATATGACTAGCGTGGTTAGCTAGAGAGGTCTTTACCAGGATAGTCCGCAGATTACTAAGATAGGTCCCTTGCGACACGGTGAATATGGTCTCTGGAGAATAACGAGTCAACCCTATCAAATCATAGGCAAACCCCGCAGCTACAGAGTCTCGTGTTGGCGTGCATATCGTGATCATACATAGTTAGTTCATGGCCTCAATGGTATAGTTAAGCCCCTGGATACTATTTGCCGCATTAGCAGTCCCCCACGTTACCGTAAGTGATAGAGCGGTATCTGCCGTAAGATCAGCCGTCACAGCTACTGGCGTCGTGCCGCCCGTCGATCCCGATGCAATTGGAGCTACTTGGCCATAGTTTGTTACGGTTCCAGCTGTAAGTAGCGTGCTAGTGTAAAGCGTCGTCGTTCCGTTAGTCATTAGGGTCCCTGATGATCCATTAGATCTGGTTTGGATTAGTATCTCGAACTCTCCAAGGGCAGTCATCGAAGCCCCTGACCCTACGCCCGAAGTAGTGACGTTTGCTGCTTGCTTTGCTAGTACCGTTCCTGAGACTCCGCCCCATCTTACTGAGAAGATGAGCGTAGGTGTAGCGGTCGTACCATAGGCAAAATACCCGCGCAGACGGAGGCATCTACCGTCAGCCATATAGTTGGCAGGGATAGTCACGTTAGGAAAAAGTATAGTTTCTGTGGTTGTATTTGCGACTGCTGTGCCCGACGCTGTAGCAACGGCCACGGTTTCGCTCCAAAATTGTCTGGACATATAAAGGAATAGTAAACACCGCTTATACTTTTAGACAAGTAGTAATTAAATAGCTAGCTGGTATATACGACAGGAAACTAGATCGCGCGAGTCCTTATAGTTTGTAAGATCATCAATATGCGCTTCAAGCTCAAAGTCTATATCAGCGGAAGATGCTGCGTCGCTGTCGATGGATTCCCACGAAGCAGAGTTCCTATTATATATCTGTAGGTATACTGTAGATAGGGTGGGGGCTAGAGAGCTTTTGCCCTGCCATTGGACAGACCCGCACGAGTGGCCACCAGCAAACGTCTTGTATAGATGTTGCATATATTGCAGTACCCCAGTCTGTCCTACATATCTAGTATCTCTACTTCCCACGTTTATCTCTTCTTGGTCTGAGTACAGAGTTTCTAGGTCGTTATCATTGGTCGGGAGCGATGCGTTATCGCCTCGGCTATATAGAGCGAAGCCGACGCTTGGCGATGCTGACGGGGACAAGGATATAGATAAGCTAGAGCTAAGACTAGGAGATCTAGAAACAGATGGGCTGGGGGAGAGGCTTATGGAAAGGCTTGGTGACAAGCTAATCGAAGACGAAGGAGTAGCAGATATGGAAAGACTGGGGCTTGGGCTTGGTGAGAGTGAGAAAGACAAAGACGGGGATAATGACGGGGAAAGGCTGAACGAGAGTGATGGGCTTAGGCTTATGGAAAGTGATGGGCTTAGCGACGGGGAAAGGGACAAAGACGAAGACGCTGACAAAGACGGGGATGGGCTCAGTGACGAACTTGGTGAGGGTGAGATACTAGAAGACACCGAAGAGCTTGCGCTAGTGCCGTCCTGGAGTATTATCCTATCGCCTGTCTCAAGCAGCAGGTAGCTGCCGTCCTCTTTAAGTAGATAGTTAGCCATATCATAAATCTTGCGTCAATTGCTGAACCAAAGCCCATGTATGCGTATTTGCTGAATATATATCGGCGTTAGCTGAGGCAGACTGAGCGTAGAAGGTGATAGTATCCGTTGCGTCAAGGTGAAGCACGGTCATGCAGTTAGGAGTTACCGCCACATTTGTCCCAGAGGCCGAAAAATTGCCCTCGTGAACCTCTGCCCCATTTCTATATACAAAGACCTTATATAGATTGGCATCAGTGATTGTTTCGTAGATATAGGCGTTCACTGAGCACATGTAATATCCGGCCTTTCCTGCTGGTACAGTGAAGGTGTTTGTCGAAGTATCAAAGGCGCTACCAGTATCGAAGAACTCAGTGTTGAAAGTTATTTTTGTCGCGCTAGTACCTATGTTGGTCATATCAGCCGAAAGATAGACTTTCGCGCCAATAAGATTAGTCGTCAAAATAGCCAGTATAGTTTTTAGCGTAGCCTTTTTTGTTACTGGTGTGCCCGTAGGATCCTCTACTGTCGCTACTAGATCAGTAATAGCGGGCGCGGTATCTTCTGTGAGTGCTGTTATCTTGCTGTCTGCCATTTGCTAGAGAATAAACAAGAATACTATCTCTAGACAATAGGCTTCCATGTTCTGAAGTCGAGCGACTTATCTGTCCACCCAGGGATAAGCTCTAGTCCGCCCTCTACCCAGTTTTTTGCGTTCCTAGGGCTTCTGAACTGATCAACCGCCCACTTGCTCTGCGTTAAGTTTTTGTCGTGCCTTATGTCTATAAGTGGGTACTTAGACTTGAAGCCTTCTGCTTTATTATTGTCTACCCTCTCTGGTCTGCCATGAGTGCCAGGCTCAAAGCCCATCCTGAGTATCTCCTTGGTGCTGTTCTCCCCAGCCAATAGCCGCTCCATACGCTTCTTGTAGTGACTCAGGAGCAGATCCCTGTGGCCGCATAGGCCAGGCAGTAGGTGAGTCTCGTAAGTCACGCTTAGGCCGTCTGATGCTCGCACGCGCCACCAGTTATCGTTATAGTAGTAAGCATCCTTATCCGGCGGGATGAAGTCGAAATGCGATGGGTGATAGAGCCAGTCATGCTCACAGAAATACAGAATCTCGGCCTCTGAAGACTCTATAGCACTCAGTATTTGAGTGAAATAAGCCATATACCCCCTCTGCATTTTTATATGGGTATTCGTGCCCATATCGTCCATGGGCTTGAGAGAAGCAGAGTAGATGGGTAGACCAATACTCTTTATCTGCTTTTTGCATGCATGGGCTATTTTCAGGTTTAGCTGGTTGTCAGTGTAGTAGATTATCGCCCTTTTAGGGACATAGTTGGCCGCATACATATCTATTAGACGTGGGTGCGACTTGTAGAACTCCTCTCCCTTTTTTTCGACATTAGCTAAAGCCTCTTTCCCCTCATCATCGTGCCAATCGGTAGCGGGCCAGAACTTCTCTATAAGCCACGAAAGTGGATATATTTGCTTATCCCATTTATTGTTAAGAAATAGGTCCCTGCTATATTGACGTGCCCTCTCTACCTGCTTGCCAGACTGGGGATAGGGAAAGCTAAAGTCCCCGCCTTGTGTCCTGAATAGATGGCTGTACCAAGTGTTTCTGTTGGTTACTACGCGTCCGCCACTAAGCCACGTTTTGCAAGCTACTTCTGTGCCCTGTTGGCCCCAGCTGCCGTGCTCCTCATCGCATATATTAAGCTCCCAGTACTTATCCCTCGTGAGCATAAAGCAGGACCCCTGAAGCGACATAGACTCAACAAGGACGTCTTCTGCTGGGACCTTTTTTTTGCGCGCGCCGTCATACTGGAAATGGAGGGTCGTGTCGAATCGGTAAAACTCGCTCTTTCTGTTCCACCTGGGGGACCATATCATATCCCTTTTCGGGACACCATCGCAGTCATCTTTCAAACATTTCCTAAGTGTTGGTCCCTGGTACGTCCTGTTACCGCACTTTGGGCAAACCCAGTCAAAAGCGTGCAGGTTGTACATGGAGGGGACCATGGTGTAGTCGTCTTGCATTGCCTCCATCATCTTTATATCGAAGCCCTCGTCGACTATGCAGTGTGCGTCTATCTTCATGACGTATTTAGCGTTAGAAAGGCGGCAGAGTTGGTTTGTGATAGCTCTTTGACCTATTGACTGAGGATAGTAAAGAATAGTTACATCAGGATGGTCCTCAAGTGGTGGATTAGCCCATACCCCATCTAGCCCCACCAAAACCTCGGTGTTACCACGCTTTTTATTTACTATATCCTCAACAGTTCTGGCTAGAAACTCCTCATTTCGAGCGGGAATTAATACCGATAAGTCATATTTCTTCATGTTTTCCTATTCTTTCAAAAACTCCTGCTTTGGGATTAAAAATAACAGTAACCCTGTGCCCAGCCCTACCCCGCAGAAAGTCCTCTAAATCTTCTTTAAGAGGCATCTCTACTATCGTAAATGGGTCCCGTCTAACCTCCTTCTCCTCTACCTGCTCTACGACTTCCCGTATGGGTGGCTGTACATATCTCTCTTTCATATTTAGTTAGCTACTGGTAATACAAACCAATCCTCAGCTAGCATGTCTCCGTCTGAAACGAGCCATCTGTGGATGGATCCTCTTGTGGATATGCTCAGGAACCCGTCTTTTAAAAAGCCGTATTCGTTTGCATCATCCCACTCAACTCTAGTTACCCTACCACCGTCTATAATCGCCTGTATGGCGTTAGGAAAGTTGAGAGTGATTCTGTTCTCAACTGCTGGTAGGGGGCTTTTTGATATTCTTCCGTCCATTTTCTTTTGGTGTAACTTTTAACTTTTTAAGCATCGCATCTTCTTCTTCTATAGCTTCCGGGGTGAGCACCGCCCTGACAATCATAGTGCTACTTCTACCTTCTACTTTCTCTATGATCAGTACCTCAGGAATAAAACCGAAATCACTCAACTTTAGTATCTGGTAGTGTCTACCCACTTTGTCCTTCAGCTTAAATTCTTTAGTTGATCTGACGCGCACGCCGTGACTGTTTTCTTCCATATTAAGACTTTGAGATGCTCGCATTAACTTTCTGCTTTTCAATTTTCCTTTTGTAGTCGTCCAGCGCTTGGCGGACATGTTCGGAGTCACTGCCCTCCAAAGACCTAAGAAACCTGTCTTGGTCGTTTCGTAAATGGAAGTTCCTTCTTAGCATACGCCTGTTATACACACTAAAACTACTTTATGTCAAGAAAGGATAAGTCTGTGAAGTTGGATAATATCGTGGTATTCGGCCTACACTTAGTATAGTCGTAGCGGTACTTGTAGTGCTTATATGCCCAAGAGTACTTAAAGTACTTATCTGACTCGGGCTCTGAGTCATGTATGACGACAAACAGCGCGTTATTGGCTATTCTTCCCATATCTACTTTGCGCCTCTTAGCGGGTTTATGGTCTATGAAGGCTATGGACCACGTTGTAGACTCTATATCAGCTTTGTCCCAATCCTCCACTAGTTTGATGTCGTGATAGTCGCTCTGCCATCTCTGGTTATGTTCGTGCCAATCAGGATCGTTATCGTACGACACCAGCTTTCTTTTGGTCTCCCTGCACATAAAGTCTAACACGGGGGTGCTCCATACTCCCGTCCCCATCTCTAATATCGGTCCGTCAGTAAGATCTACTAACCGCATAAGAATCGGTAGATGAGTGCCCCATTGTCCTTTAAGATCTTTATTATTCTCGCTCATAATATAGTTTTCTAATATCCTCAGCTCTGCCCCAATCGCATATCTCAATCATCCTAAGATCACCGTGTCTTTTTTTCTTTCCTTGGTTGTCCACGTAGCCATAGGCTTCCTCATGTGAGAAGACTATTCCCGGCCTCCAGCTATAGAACTGCTCAGTCTTCCTAACAGTCACGCCAAGTATATCCTCATACCTTCCAGGGTCGCCCCAGAACTTCAGCAAATTTCTCTCTGGGTCTTCTATTTCTGGGTGTTTGCGCCTTACTTCCTCTTTAAGTACCTCTAGCCTAGCAAATCGCTCTTCCATTGCGTCTATAAGCATTTGTCTTGGTGCGATAAGATGGTTAACGACCATTCTCTTGGACCTAAAGGAAAAGATCGGAGGCTTACTCCATGTAAACAGCGAAACCTTGTTCATATCGTAGTAAAAGGTGTCCTCTTTCATATTCTTAATAGCATGCTGTGGTCTGAAGTGGTCCCAAGAATAGAGGATGTCGTCCTCTGCCATAGCCACCCATGTAGTCTTGGCAGCCTTACACCCCTCCAGTATTTGCCTGTAGATATTCAGATGAGACCTCCCTATATCCCCAACTACTACATTGGTCGAGTTAGGGCCGAACAGCGTGGGCTTTTGGGAGACGATAACCATTCCAATACCATCTAAGGCCTTCAGCAGATACTTTCGCGTGTTGGCTAAAAAATAAGGATTGTGGTCATCAAGCCAGTTGCTTGTGTAATATACGGCTGTTATATCAGAGGTAGTCATAAGGTATCAATCTGGTTCCAATTATATCATTAAACTCATCTACGTGGTTTGGCTCTACGTCGGGCCTTGTCCTTTTTGCAAGCTCATACATAGTCTTCCTCCCCGTTCCAGAGTATATCATCTTGCTCTCTTCCATGTTCCACTCGCTTATGTCTTTTGCTATGACTCCCGCCATAACGTCTACGTAATCCCCTTGCGTATATTGGTCTATGTAGGCCTTTGGGAAGGGGAAAGGGGTGGGCTTGAATGAGGTCCTTATTATTAGGTGTGTGGGGTGCGTTTTTACAACCTCTTCGCCCAACCTCTTAGTGAGAGCGTAGACGCCAAGGGGGTCGTTTGCATACTCTGTAGATATATATACAAAGGGCGTGCCACGATAGGCTTGTGCCATCTGAAACGTGCCAAAAGCATTAGCCTGGAAGCACTTGTTGTCTTCTTTCTCAGCCTTACGCACGTCTGTATAAGCAGCCATATGTATAACTAGATCATATCCGCCCTTAGGTATCGGGTATGTAATATCCCAGTCCTCAATTCCCACGGCCTCTATCGCTCCGTAGATCTTGTTCAGCTCTGGCACTATGTACTCTCCTAGCCTTCCAGTGGCCCCGGTCACCAGTACTTTCATTTGAAGAACTTATTTACTAACTCAACAACCTTCTCTACTTCGGTCCACTTCATCCCGTGATGTACGGGAAGACTTATTAGCTGAGGCCATACGGAATCTGTTACTGGCAGCTCTCTCTTAACCGCTTTCTTCCAATAAGTCATCTCAGATAGCGGCTTAAAGTGTACAGAAGTGTGAACCCCGTTATCTGCCATATACTGGATCAGATCGTCTCGAAATTCTCTGGAGACCCTCATTGTGTAGTACTGGCAGGTATACGAATACATTGGCGTTTCAATGTATACTGAATAATCAAAGGCATGGTTGTAAAAAGACTGTATCGCTCTTCTTTTAGCTAGTAGCTCATCTATCCTATCAAGTTGTCCAAGGACTATCACTGCCGTGAGGTCATTCATGTAGGCCTTTATGCCGTCTGCCGCCTTTATGTCGTAGTCCCAGCTGTACTTACCCTCAGTTACGCGGTCTATGGTTTTTTCCACGTTCAGCCATGTTAGGGACTTAAGCCTTTCGTAGATACTCTCATCGTCTGTGGTTATCATCCCGCCATCGCCAGCTGGGACCCCCTTTACGGCTTGGAAAGAATATATCTGTATATTTGAGTGCTCGCCACAGCCCGGTGTGCCCAAAGAGTGGGCGCAATCCTCTATTATGAGCCCAGCAAACTTATCTCTCAGTCCCTCCACGTCTGCTAGTCTGCCGTGCGAGTTGACCGTTATTATAGCCTTCGTCTTCTTTGTGACGACAACCGCCCCTGGATCTAGGCAGAGACTATTGGGCTGTATATCAGCAAACGTTACGTCCATTCCATTCCACTCGCCGACTATTGCGTCTGATACGAATGTCATGGGGGTTGTTATAAGCTCCCCGCCCTTTATATCGTGGGCCTTCAGACATAGGTCGAGTGCCGAAGTTCCCGAATTAACAGCAATGGCATACTTCTTTCCTACTCGCTCAGCGAACTCCTTCTCAAGCTGCTTGGTTTTCGGCCCGTAGCCCCACCAGCCAGATCGTAGAACTTCTATCATGTCGTGCTCTATCTTCTCGCTCGATGTTGGTCTCAATACGGGGATTACGTCCATGTTGGTACTGGTGCGAACTTATTAATAAACTCGTCAAATTCTTTTTGATGGTCTCTTACATACTTTGCTACAGCTTCTTGTGCGGCTTCTTGTCCAGCGTCTCTGAGCGAATACCCTCGCCCTACTGATTTTGGCTTATGCCAGTGAGCGTACCATGTATTTTTGTTTACTACTACTCTGCCCCCTGTTAGCCAACACTTCAGACCTATTTCCTGAAACTCATTCCAGAACGAGCCGTACGTTGATTCGTCAAGTATGCCTAGCTCTTTGAAATAAGACTTTTTCATGAACCAACATGAGCCTTGTGCGCTCATAAGGTCGTCCACCTTCTTATCTTCTAGAGCCTTATCCCGGTTCTTGTCTTGCCACGGTTCCCCGTGAAGGTCTTTGGAGAGGTACATGTAGTCTATTGGATACTTTGGATTGTCTTCAAGCTCCCACCTCTCTGGGTCAAGCGCATATCTTCTTGGAACGACTACCCAATTATCACCGCAGTCTCTCTTCAAGATTTCGTCGTAACCCTCCCCAAACATGCAGTGGGAATCAGTCTTTAGTATGTAGTCTCCTCTAGCTATGGCTACAGCCTTATTCAAAGCGTTTCTCATGCCTCTAGGGTCACTGTAGTGTAGGTAGACCACTCTGTCGTCAGAAACTATCTCAGGGTCCCACCAGCCGTCTAACACGACTATCACCTCTATGGGACCGGCAGCGTTCTTTAGAAGATCTCGTACGGTCTTGGCCGTGTATTTCTCATTTCTCGAAGCTGTCACAACAGAAACCATATTATTGGTGTGCATATCATACATACTACAGGAGCTAGGTAGTTTTTGTCAATTAGAAGTCTGGGAAAGATGGTGAAGGGCTGTCGGATGCCGACACGGAAGTTGATGGGGAAGTGGATGCGCTTGGCGAAAGACTCACAGATACCGATGGTGAAGCCGTCGCACTTGGCGAGAGCGACGCGGACCCGGACGGTGACGCTGACGAAGAAGAGCTCGCTGAAACTGATGGCGAAAGTGATGGGGAGCGAGACACGGACGTTGATGGTGTCGATGACACAGAGGTTGACGGCGTCTGACTTGGCGATGGTGAAATAGAGCTCGATGGAGAGTCAGACGCTGACACTGATCGAGAAGGAGTAGCTGAAGGGCTCAAGCTAACAGAAACTGATGGGCTGAGCGAAACAGAGACGCTGACTGACGTCGAAGGGCTGAGCGAGACCGAAACCGATGGGGTCGAAGATACCGAAACCGACGGTGTGACAGAGGGACTTGCCGACACAGACGTAGACGGTGTGGATGAGACCGAAAGCGACGGGGAGGGGGAAAGGGACGCGCTAATCGAAAGCGAGACCGAAACAGAAACTGATGTTGATG